ATACCATTACCTACACCCGGAATGCCAACTTGCGACAGGGTTGCCATGATTTATTTCTCCTTAATTATGTGGTAATCATGTTTACTTAAAAGCATGTAAGTATTTATAACAACCAAGCAAGAAAAATACACGATCTTTGGCAATTTCTCCTATAAATAAAATGTCTGGTTTGGAACCAGGCCGGACGTTAAACAAAAACCGAAGGAGATGTCAGTGAAGTTGGCTGGGTCTATGAATTCGGAAAGTTCATCAAGATTCTGCATAAAGCTGGCACAAAAGGGAGACCGAAGTCTCCCTTTTTGTTTACACCTTACTTAGTTAAGGCAACTTAACTAACAGATTCACATACAGCGTCAGATTCAAGTATCCATTTAGTTGTTCCACAATCCCAAATTCTGTCATAGCCGAGACTTTGCATAATCTCCCATTCGGTAGAATCTGATGAGGCACCAAACTTTTCAACCAGTTTATGCTTCATGAAATTACTGCGGTGTGCGCGGGTTTTATAATCCGAAGTATACCAATATGATGGCGGCGTTACGGAATCAAATTTAAAGCCAATTGCTTTATACAAATCGCCATTACTCCATCTCGAGTCTGCATAGGAAATAAGAGTGCCTTGATGAAGCTTTCTAAAGTATTTGATAAGTTTATCAGCTCCACCAATAACACGAGTATTAAGTTCAGAACAAAAGCGGCTCAATTCCCATTCCAATCCTCTACCACCTTTAACCATATTAGTCTTTTTGAATGTGGCAATGGCAACTAGGTTTCCTTCATACTCTAGTCCAAGATTGACCTTAGAAACATCTCTTCCTTGAATATGACATCGCTCCAAAAATGCGTTTTTCTTTTTCGCCTCAACATGGACAATGGTGCATTTTCTTCCGTGGATCTTGACATTATGCTGACGAAGGAGACCTGCCAACCTGGATTCTACAATTTTTCTTTTAGTTATCCATTCATCTTCGAAGATGGTTATCAGTTGGATGCCTTTTGTATGTGCAAATTGCTTTTTCCAAAGTAAATGCTTCTTTTCATTATTTTGCTTTTCCGCATGCCAATATAATCCAGTAAATTCGATTCCTAAGTTAAGTTCCGGAATAAGAATATCAATTTCTTTTCCTCCTAATTTTCTTCGATCATTAGGAATAACAATCCCTGTGTAAATAGATTTGATAAAATCGGCGACTTCTTTTTCCATTTTAGAAGTGCCAGATTGTCTAGGAAAACAAGTTGGGCAATATTCTTTGGATCGATCTGAAGAATCATTGAACATTTGTTTCGTAAAACTAAAATCTGTTTTACATGCATTGCAGTGCAAATAAACATATTGCTTTTCCTGACTTAGATAAGTCAAATTTTCTTTTTCACAAATTTGTTCAATGTTATCAATACAGGAAGAAGCCATACCGTTATTGAGGCCGGAAACTGCATTGCTGATTTTTCTTTTTGTTTCATCAGAAAGCATTTTGCCTAACATTGACGGAACACACGTCGGATCATTTATGCGTTTTCGAATGGCTTCGGTATGTTTATTTTTTTGAATCTCTGTTAATATCCTACCAGAGTTTGCATCCGAAATTTTTTGTTTAGTGCTGTCTGAATGGCATTTTCCCAACATTGGGTGGATTATACTTCCAAGCTCATACCCTTCTTTACGAACTTTGGACAATTTAGCTCTAGTTTCATCTGATAGTTTTTTGCCTTTATTCCATGTTTCGGCTCCAGATGTATAGCGTTCCTTTTGTTTTTTGCTTATCTTTTCTTTGGATTCTGCAGATCGTGGAATTCCTTTTGTTTTAAGAGCAGATTTGGCAGCTGTATCCTTCATTCGTTTGATTGCAGCTTCGCTCAACATTGGAGCATCTGGGTATAATTCCCTGTATCCATCCACTGTCAAATCGTGCTGCTTCAAATGCGAGTTTGTTAAAGCTTTGAATTCCTTATTGCAGATTCTACATGAAATTTTATCGTTCATTGTTGTTGGTGTGATGTAGAGTTGAAACTATTATACAATAAAAGGGAGACCGAAGTCTCCCTTTTTATTAGCTTTAAAGCTTAGCTTAGTTTATACTGCGCCCATCTTAGCACCGGTCGATAGAACACGGACTGGGATGTAGATGAATTCAGCAGCTTTCACTGGTTTCAGAGCCACATCACACCACAATTCGTTGCGGTCGATACGTGTTGGAGTATTGTTCGACGAATCACACAATGTGACAAAGTCATACAAACCACGCTTGATTAGGATGTCACCCAAGAAGCCGTCAACTGCAGCCTTCAAGTTGTCACGAGTGATCTGATCGTTAGGCTCGAACAAGAATGGGAATGCGCCCTTACGAAGAGCACGCTTGATGTACATCAACAGACGAACAACGTTCACGCGGTCTAGAGCCGAAGCGGCCGCCGCCGAAGTCTTCTGACCAAACACGATGAAACCACGTCCTGGGAAGTAAGTGATCGGGTTGATGTTCTTGAAGAAATCGTATAGGTTATCGAGTTGGCCTCGGTTCAAGTTAGTCTCAACGAATGTAGTTGGAGTGCCTAGAGTACCAGTCACATAACCAACGCCATCAATACCTGAAATCAAACCACGGCGAACACCGGCCGGGGCGAACCATAGTTCACCAACATTGTCTGAATAAGCGTAAGTACGTAGTGCAGTACCAGAAGCAGCACCAACAACTTGTACGCCATCCAAATTACGTAGGAATGGGTGCGGGTAGTAGTAAGCAACACCAGTGCCATTTGCACGTTCTGGTGTTTGAGCCCACACTGCGGTGTCATCAGCGTTGTGTGTCATTGGAGTATCAGCAATCACGAATGCTTCGCCATTGATCGAGTCAGTCAAAGTCAATAGGCTCGAAACAGTTTCGTGGTAACCTGGGCATAGGACCAAGTTGTACTCATAAATTTCCGAACGAACTTCTTGGTTCGAAAGGATTTCACTCGTCAAAGCGGTAACGACTGCAACACGCTTAGCTTGATCGTCAGCACCTAGTGCAGAACCAACTACAACTTCAGACATATGGATAACGAAGTTATCACCTGGTAGGTAAGTACCAGAAGCGATGGTGAAAGTGATCTTGCCATTGTTGAATGGTGCACCCGGAACAGCGAAGGACGAAGCAACGCCAGAAACAGAACCAACAACTTCAAACTGGACCTGGGCCACGTTTGTGCAAACAACGTTCCAAGTTTCGACTACGTTGTTACCCGGAAACACCACCGGAGCACTAATGCTACCAGAGCTGTTAGCATTCAAATTGGAGTCAACATTACTGATCACGACTGCTGTCAAATCAGCATCAGTCAAGTCAACGTTTGCGCGCACAACAAATGCGCGGTTACCAATTCCTAGGAACTGGTTCAATGCTAGAAGGCCATATTCGTTACGAGCATCGCCATGTAGCTGTCTGCGTTGCGCGGCCGGCAAATGCGCGTCGGCCGCGGCAGTACGGAAATATGGAACACCGTAAGTGCTCACAGATTGGCCGAGCGAAGTAATAGTTCTGACCACCGAGTGTTCGTAGGTACCAGCTGCTTGAGTTACTCCATCGGCACCGGTCTTACCAGTACGTGTAGCGATGAAGAACAATGGAACAGTTGGAGCCGAAACAGGGATATAGAAGCTTTCGTCGATAATTGTGACGCTTACGCCTGGACTCACTAAAGTCGCCATGTTTAATTCTCCTTAGTTTATTCAGCGGCCTAAACAAAGCCACTGTCTTTTTCTCATACGAGTATTTATCAGTTTGCCGGCAATAGTTCTAGAAAATCACAGTTTTTAGATGTGATTTGGTTCAAGCACCATTTGATCCCAGACCTCGCCTGAGAACGGCATCAACTCGCCATTTGCATCATATTCATTCAACACGAAACTATCAGTGTCACCGAAACGAATAACAATCTTCTTGATCAATTCAGAACGGACATCCATTGGAGGAGTAATCCAAACTTCCATACGGAAATTCAAGTTCCAAACGATGATTCGTCTATCGGCTCCAATAGGATAGTTTTCCTCTGGGGCGAGACCAGTCAGCTCGACGTTACAGTTTCTTGTCCAATCAAACTCGGAATCATTAACCTGAATCTGTAAAGTAGGATCGAACACGATCAACAACTGTTCTAAAATCTGGAACATCTGATCGGAATTTGATGCATAAATTGCCAACTCAAAAGTCAAATCATACGGAATAGGCATCACCCGTTCCATAACTTGCAAGTCGTCAGGAAACACACCACCAGCCGGCATAAAAGTCTTGCGATCAACGTGGCCAACTCCTTTACGTCGTTGAGGAGCCAAATCAATACCAAGCAAATAGGTTGACATGATAGGCAATGCCAAGACCTTGTTTTGAGTATTGGCATTCTTGATGGACGCTACGACCCTATCAATAGAGCCATAACGAACCGGAACATCCAACACTTCAATAGTGCCATCTTCTCTCTTACCAGTCTTTACTTGTAGATTCGAAAAGATTGCAGAGAATTGCGTGATGAACTTCTTGAATTGTTCATCGTAAAAATACTTTGAAATCATTATTTCTCCGAGATGTTCTTTCTAGTAGTAGAATTCAAAATTCTGTCAACTGAAGGTTTATGTGAAGATTGAGCGCGACGTCTATCAGTTTCGAGATAGATCCAGCGATTCTTCATTACGCTCCACTGATACAACTTAGCAGGCAATTGCAAGTTCGGAGCATATACAAGTCTATGGTATGCACCATCTGCCACAGAAGCCGGAAATGCCATGCCTTCTGTGTAAGGCAAATTGTTAGGAGGCAACGCATCTTCAACGCTGTAATCTCGACCATCGTATGAACCGATTTCATTAAATTCGTTCATACCGCTACGAACATCGCTAGTGTCAGAACCAACCTCTGGTACATCTTCCTTAGACTTGACATCGATAGCTTCGGAAGTTTCATTGCCCAAGTTTTGGGTAGGCAATACGGTGTTCAAGAAATCGTCATCGCTGAATTGATCATAGCCCTTTTCTTGTTTGAACACGTCCATTGTTTCTTGCGATGCGATAGCCGGAACGGCAGTGATCTTGTACAGCAATGGCTTCCAACCGGGTGCGTAACCTTCTAAGCTCCAAGAGCAATCTGTCACCTCAAGCCACTTACGAACAACTTTTAAGTTTGCATCATATTGTGCTTCATTCGGAAGTTCTAGAATGTCACCAATGACAACAGGGCGACCTAGCAATTCGATCATACGAGCGAATGACACAGTGAAGATGAACTGGGTTGGTAGGTCGATACCAAACTTAGTCAACTCTGTAGAGACATCCAGCAAATCATACTTAGCACGAAGCTGAATAGAAGTCTTAGCGTAATCACGATCGCGATTCTCTAGGAAGATCATGTCTTGGACATTATCCAAACTAGTCTGAGTGTAGTCCATCAATTGAAGCTGCACCACTTCCCAAGGATCTGTAGGACCGCCAGAAAACATTAGTGGAACCAAACGCCAAATCTGTGTCGGAGCTGATTGTTTGACAGCAATGGTCTCTAGATTTCCGGTGTTAGGAAGGTTGACTACATCAACGCGTTTCCATGTTCCACCACCATCATCAGAACGTTCAACTCTGGCTTGCAAAACTCGGCGTAATGGATCAGCACTTTGTTGGATCTTGATCGTAGTTACTTCATGGCGAACAGGTTGTGATGGAGCATAGCGTTCAGTGTTAGCAATAGTCTTTTTAGTACCAAAGCTATAACCCAAGAAAGAACTCATTACTCCAGGACCAGTAGCAGCCGAAACCCAAGATCCCACCCCGTTTGTAAATGCAAAAGAAGGCAGTGAACCTGGAGCAGACATCGACGAGATTGGATTTCCAGAACCGGTCAAGTCGATCATCAGGCCTTGTTCGTGGACGCCTAGCATCTTGAACACATTCACTTTAGCACCGGCAATCTCAAGAGCCTGCGCAGCAACCTGCTCCATATAGGCAGTATCTCTACCACCGCAAGCATCAGAGTTTAGATCCCATGTGCCTAGATTGATGTCTGGCACAGCGTATTGATTAACAGTCGCCATGTTTTAACCAATACACACGCTATAAGCTCCAAACTCGCCGCCACCATTGCCAACTTCAAAGTCCATGATTTGACGGAGCAATTCAGTTTGGTCTTGTTCGGCGGAAGCCAGAAGTTCAGAGCCATTTAATGTGATGCCGCCACCAGCACCCGGCAAGTTACCGTACTTGGAGCGAATGTGACCAAGCATCATCTTGACTTCAGACACTGTCCAGCCTTGAATCCACTGTTGGGCATAACGATCAACAAAGATTTCTTGTTCGGTACGTTCTGCAACACATTCAATCAACACCTTTTCGTTTGCTCCAAGCAGACGGAACAAACGAAGTTCACGCTTAGCTTCGTCCCAACCAAAGCCAACTTCACCGGCAAAGATCTGAGAGAACTGTTCGGCATAAGCGTTGAGCATGTAGATTGATGTCAAATCAACTACACCAGGTGCAAACATCTGTGTCAAGAAGCTTTGACCGTAAATGCCGTTTTCACCTTGAGCAACCAGACCAAGTCCAGTGGTACGCCAGATTTTGATAACATCAACTACCTTATCGGTGCCAACAACTGGATCATTAAGGTACAAGAGTCCTTGACCTTTAGCAATCGGAACCGAGAAGTAACGCTTCTTATAGGCATTGTCGCAGCGGCGACGGAATTCTTGAATAGCGTTATCCATTGCAATGTCGAATTGGTCTTCATTCAATTCAACACAGATTGCTGGATAGCCCATCTGGGCTTTAATGATCTTCAAGAGGTGAGCGCGTTCATCGTAAGTTTGATCATCACCAACCATCTTGTTGTACATCGGAATGCCTTCATCGGCAGTATTCGCTTGTGTGAAGGATGTTCCATTCCATACGAATAGCTTGCTCAATCCGGTATGGTAGAAAAATTGTCCAGTCGCAATCACTGGAGGCCAAGACCCACCAGTCAAAGTAGGACCAACACCAGCTGGAACCCAAGCTGCACCCGCCCACATCGACACAATACCTGTTTGATTGTTGTAGTAGACTTGGCCCAAGGAAGGCGCCAGGGGCGGCGAGGAGGCGGCCGGGATGCTACCTGAATAGGCATCGCCACGTTGCTGAACCGGGTATGCCTGGCGGCCTTTAGTGAAGTACTGTAGCGTATTCGACACCATATGGACCGAGGCAAAATAAACCTGAGTCTGGTCTAGGCCAATTATGTTAGTGCTAGTTGTGATCTTGTCACCATAGTATGCGCCAACAACTTGAGCATCGCCGATAGTGTTGTTTGGAGCTGTCAAGTCCGCTGAGGGAGTGTAACGAATGCCGTCAACTGGATAATTGTCTGGAGTGATTGGTGAGGTTTTTACAAGTACCAAGATGCCATCGTACTCCGGAGCATCTGTTGGTAGTGTCCAGGAAATAGTGGCAGTGGTCGGGGAAGTACGATCCAACGAAGCCACGATTTCTTGACCGTGCAAATCTAGATCGCGCTGAGTAATTTGGGATTGATCTGGCATGGGTCTTTCCTCGTCCTTATAGTCTGTTTTGGATAAATACTATTTATAATATAGTTAAGCGAGAAAACACATGATCTTAAGTCATGCATTAGTTCACTTATGCCTACAATAAAGGAGGCATTATGTCATCACTAAAATCTATACTCGTAGAAAATCTGAATGATCTATACGGGTCTTAGAAGAGGATAAGGGTAATCTATCCGAAATTCCTGATACTTGGATGAAGGTCGGCGCCAAGGGTCACCTTGCCATCGGCGGCAAAGGTTCCGAAATCGTTGAGATTGCTTCGCCAGTTAATAACGTCAGTAAGTACCGTACGACTATCATCGACGCAATGAAAGAAAACGAGTATGTTGCTGTTTTCGTCAAGGTTGAAGGTCAACCATTCGCTTTGATTTACAAATCTAAGGACTTGCCTGGCACACGTGCTGAGTACTCAATTGTTGCAGTCGACGGCGAGAAGTCTAAGATCCAGAAACGCAGTGCCAAGTATAATTACAAAAAGGTAAAGAACCCATCTACAGGTCGCTACAACACAGTCATACAGCGTGGTTCATACACTTATGAACAAGAAGGCATGCCAATGTCGACTTTGCTCCAGCGTCTACAAAGCTCAATTGCCGATGCATTATCAGATGACGAAAACAAAGTCGACCCGGATGGCATCTTCAAAGAAAGCACAATTGAAATCTATGGCATCACTCCTGATACCGATCGTTTGGCAAAACGAAAAGAACGCTTAGCTAACAGGCCAGCGGAGCGTTCGGGACGTGATTCAATGAGGGCCGACTTGGTCGCCGCGGACAAGAAATACTTGAAGAACAAGGCAAATGAAGTGGCCAAGATCCTGCAAGACGAAGTCTCTGAAGTCCTCGTGAAGCTTCAAGAGAAAGTCGTGTCGATGTTCGATGAGGCTGCTGAAGGTAAGCAGATGAAGTTTGATGTGAAGGCTGAACTCGCTGAAATCACCGCCAAGATAAACGACTTACAGAAGATTGCACAGGCAATCAATCTGGCTGTCGGTTCCGAAGGCATTCCAGAACTAGTCGAAAGATGGCGTGGTCTTCCAGAAATAATCGAAAAACAGCGTGGTCTAAGAAAGAGCTATAGGCTTGAGAACTTGCTCTCAGCGATCAAGGAAGTTAAAGATCGTCGAGACAAAGACAAGTGATTGTCTAAGTAGAGAGAAACAAAAATGGGACCCAATGGGTCCCGTTTTCTTTTGCAGACAAGGATCGCTTAGACAGACAATGCGAAACGCTTGGTTTCAGTATCCTTCATGATGTTCATCACGAAACGGTCCTTCGGATTACGGAGAATCGAGATGTACACGTGGGTCTGCAGTTCACTGGTACCGCAGCGTTCCATCAGTTCCTGGATCGACCAGGCATGCGGTTGACCCTTCTCGTTGCCGCTAGTCACCAGTTCACGGAACGCAGCGGCCATGCGTTGCAGCTTGCTATCACGAACCTTGCGAACCTTCGGTTCAACTGCTTCCACTGGCATGGTCTTGGCAATGGCTGCCTTGGCATTGTCATCGAGTGTGATGATTGGTGAGAACTTGTCAGCAGTTAGAACCGACATCACCTTGCGAGCGGCTTCCATCTTGGACACCTTAAACTTGGCGCGGGCTTCACCAGTGATCGCGTTGTACAGGTTGGTCAGTTCTTGCAGCGAAGTTGTGCCACCAGCCAGCAGATCTTCGGGGGCCGAGACGAGCAGATCGCCATTGGCGGCCTTGTGATTGGCAGAGTTTGTATAGCCCTTCACAGTGGAAGTAGCCAGATCGATAACGAAGAAAGCAGTCTTTGCAGCCATGATTTTCATCTCCTATGAAGGTTAAACATCGTGAGATCGCGTTGATCATGAGCTACACTTTAACTTGAATTCTTGAGCTTGTAAACAGTTTTTGAAACTTTTGCAGTGTTATGCTTTGTTTCATCCGCAATTTTAGTAGCACGGCGAAGTCAACCATCGCATAATGATCATGGCACCGACCTTTCTTATGGAGTGCAGCAAAGGTCAACGAGATTATCGTCGACCT